CTAATTCAGCGAAGTGAGCCATACTTATTCTCCTATTGCCTCTGCAATCATTTGTTGTTGACCAGTAATTTCCTCAATCTGCTCTGGCAACCAGATAGTGTTAATCGAATCCTCAAAAGCCTTGATCTTTTCCATTGTTTCTTCTACTTCTTGAACCGTTGGCTTTGGTCGCGGATCATCCCATCTTGTAAACCCTAAACCACCAGTCCACTCCCATTTAGCGCCTGGGCGCAACAGGTGCATTGCAGTATCTATCCCGTACAACCTATAAATCTTAGTATCCATAATCAGCCCTTATGTCCACTTGATAACTACAATTCCAGAGCCGCCTTTACCGCCAGTTGTATATCCGCCAGTAGTGTTATACCCATTACCGCCTCCACCACCACCAGTGTTTGCAGTTCCGGCAGTTCCAGCAACACCAGCGCCGCCGGCTCCGCCACCCCCAGTGCCTCCAGCACCTCCTGTGGCACTTGGAGTATATGGAGCGCCTACTGGAACGCTACCACCACCACCTCCGGCATAAGGAACAGATGATCCTGTAATACTTGAGGCCGTTCCCGCACCGCCAGCGCCACTTCCGCTTGGATTAGAAGCGGTGCCTCCTGTAGCAGAAGCACCTCCACCACCACCAGCAAAATAACTCGACCCAGACGGAGTACCTGGACCTGTAAGTCCATTTCCTCCGTTATTTCCTTGAGATGGAGAGGTGTTTGGTGTATTACCATTTCCCCCTGAATATGTATATGAACCACCACCACCGGAGCCACCGTTTCCAGCGGCATCATTACTACCGCCAGCGCCGCGACCACCACCAGTAGATGTTATGGTTGAAAAAACACTATCTGATCCAGAAACACCGCCAGCATCCGATGCGGCAGAACTTGCTCCACCAGCACCTACAGTAATGGTATATGTTGTTCCGGAACTAACGGCAAGTCCCGTTCCGGTTCTGAATCCACCAGCACCTCCACCTCCACCATAACCACCTCCACCACCACCACCAGCGACTACCAAGTATTCAACGCTTGATACGCCAGTAGGTGCAGTCCATGATCCGGAAGTAACGAATGTGGCTACGTTTGTAGTGCCAGGTACGGTGTATTTGAGGATGACTATTCCGGAGCCGCCTGTTCCTGTACTTCCACCAGACGTTTGATTATTTCCTCCACCACCTCCGCCGGTTCCGGATGTTCCGGCTACAGCCGCAACAGTTGATGTTCCTCCAGCGCCTCCACCACCAGCACCGCCAGCACCGTTTATTTGTGAGTTGTCTCCAGAACCCAACCCACCACCGCCACCGGCATATGGCACAGAACTACCAGTAATAGATGATGCGGTTCCCGCCCCTCCTGCCCCTGATCCGGAGGCGGTTCCATTTGCTCCTACTGCCGAAGCACCACCTCCTCCACCGCCAATCGCGCCACCAGTTGCAGTGCCACCATTATTTCCTTGTGACGGAGAAGTGCTTGGAGTATTTCCCTGTCCTACTGCTCCACCATTATATGAACCGCCGCCCGATCCGCCATTACCGGCAGCAACACTAAAACTAGCCCCATTTCCGCCACCAGTTGAAGTTATTGTAGTAAATGGAGATGGGCCAGAAAGTGATGAATTGCTGCCAGAGTTTCCTGCTGAACCACCACCACCAACGGTTACTGTATAAGAACTTCCGGCAGATACAGATACACCTGTACCTGTACGAAAACCTCCAGCGCCTCCACCACCACCATTCGGGCTTCCACCTCCACCACCACCGCCAACAACAAGATACTCAACACTAGTTACTCCTGTGGGGCAGGTCCATGAGCCAGAAGCAGTAAATGACTGAACAACAGTATATGGTCCAGCCTGAATAAAACTGGTTAATCCATACGCTCTGGCTGTAGCAATGGCAATGGAAGACAGGATAGGCATAGTTAATCCTTACGCAAACTTGGTTTGTGCAGCAAGTACCGTATAAGTTGCATTGCCAGTCTTGATGACCGTATAAGTGTAAAAGTCTGTCGAGTTAGCGTTACCTGCGCTAGGAGTTGTGCCTCCTTGCCACTTAGGAGTAACGTTTGTACCGTCAATCTGGCTTAGGCTGACATACTTAGCAGTCGCGTTATTGGTCATACCAAACGCAATGGTTACGGCTTCTCCGTTTGCCATTGTGTTATTTAGGGACGCACTGGAGTTGCCGCGAATGTTGAGCGTAACGTTCGCTGAGGCATTGCCAGTGTATAGCAGCACTTGCTGCGTATTGACGTCAAAATTGATTGTGTTGGCTGCGCCGTTGGCATCAATCGTCACCTTTTCATGGTTCGAGTTAGCCAAAAGCGTGTTTGACAGGGTAACGTTTGCCGCTGCCCCGCCAGTAATGTTGACGTTGGATAGCGACTCAGCGCCGTTGCCTATGCCGTTAATGGCTACAGCAACCGTGCTGAAGTTATTGTCTAGTTGCGATAGCGGAATAGCCGCATTTGCGTTCGCAAACGAATTAGGTATAGTGATAGGTAGTGCCATTTAGAACCTCGCTCTAAGTTCATGTTCAAATTGGAACCCATTTATTGTAAATGGGGTGGATGTGCTTTGGATAGTCATACCAAGGTATTTTCCATACATTTTTGCGTCGGACTTGTAAAGGTAATACCCTGCTCCCGCGCTCTGCGGCCCTAGCCAGGAAATAACCGCCAAAGAATTGTTAGTCCAATCAATAACCTGGGCCGAGTTATTGACCCACAAGACCGAGTTAGCAAAGGTAATGACTGGAGACTGGGCCGCTTCAGAGTCAACGTAAGCGTCCAGGATCACTGGGGTTTCGCCTAGCGTAGCCTCAATACCAATCTTTAGCGCCTGCTTATCACGAATTGGATCGCCCATAGGCAATAGCGCAGTCTCAATGTCAACGACTACCGGATTAGCGTCATCCTCATAGAATTGGTATAGATTAAGTCCTGTAGTGCCGTATAGATTAAGGAATCCATCTTTAACACCAGGTGCAACGTAGTATGCGTTTGTAAGTTGATTAGTGAAGAACCATTTGCGCTCAAAAAAGGCGGCCTGAATCCATCGGTCCGTGCCGTTTTCGTTGTATTTGAAGTTGTAAACGGCGCACAAAATGTTGTTGATCAAGCACTGACCACCAGAAACTTCGCTATCAAAGTCAATCAACGGAAAGATTCCGTCCAGCGGATCGCTGATTTTGGTCGTGGTAGCACCCACCAGGGCGTACACACCGTACTCGTTCATGAACAAAATGGACCGGAAGTACGGGAAAATGGCATGCTTTAACTTGGAACCGACCGACGCCGAAACGTTGGTGTTGGTAAATAGGGTCACACCAGTTGTGGAATCCACCCGCACGTCAGAAAAAACGTTGATTGAATCCTCACCAAAGACGTACAAAAAGTTATTGGCAGACAGAATCCGGTAAATAATCGTCCGCAGCGTAGAGTCTGTGATGGTCAAAAAACCAGCAGAAACGCTGTAGAAGTCGTTATAAGTGTCCGCCGCCGTGTAAAACACGGTTCGATCACTGGCAATCCATGTGCGACCAGAGAAAGTAGCCACGTCGCTACCGCTTTGGTTCAAGATTGTGCAGGTAACGTTGGCGTTTGACCCGCTTCCGCTAATCGTAACGGTAGGCGCAGACGTGTATCCTGTCCCGCATTCCGTCATGATGATCTCAGATACGGCATTAGCAACCACTACGACAGTGCCAGTAGCCTGAACGCCGTTAGCCTGATTAGGAGCGCCAAAAGAAACAGTGGTATTGGCACCGTATCCAGTGCCGCCATTGTTGATTGTGACGCTATTAACCGCGCCAATATCAAGCAAATTGACTCCATCCCAGGTTTTGTACCCGTTATTAGGGTCTAGGATCAGCGCACGCTCGTTTTTCCACTGGGTCATCATGACGCCAGAGTTAGAAAAGGTGTTGGCAGCGGCTATGTTGCCAGTCGCGCCAGTCGTAAGGTTGACGTACTGTGCCGATCCATCATCCTGGAAGGCGCACATGTACTCATTGTTATTGATGTTGACCGAGGCCATGAAGGTAACTTCTTGCGCCCAGGTCACGTTGGCTACTTGTTCGTTACCGGCAATGATCTTTAGGTTGCCAAAGCCGATTGGCATGGCGTTTTCTAGCCAGCCAAACTCGCCATTGTCGATTACGGTACGGTTATTCTTGGTGTTTACGCCCTTGAAGTCCTTGACTACGGCGTACTGTTTCTTTTGCTCAACCGCAGCCATTTAGTACCCCGATACAAAAGGTGTCGGCAAGCGGCGAGTAAATGTTCCGTTTAGTGCTTCCATGACGTGCTTGGTGTATTCGTTCTTGAATATCTCAGCCTCGCCGTATGATTGTTCCTGGTACTTGGCAATATATGCCGCATAGAAAGGAATCGCCTCAATGAATGGGTTGGGTAATGTTTCTACTTCTGAACCGGTAACCAGCGGGTCCACCTCGACCACGGTATCCAGTTCCATAACGTAGGATTGATCCGGCTTTGGACCAATAAAAATCTTCTTAGGGCCGTACATTGAGAACGCAATAGGGCGTCCTGTGTAGTTTTGCCAGTATCTCAACTGAGCATTAAAGTTAGTCCAGGGAAAGTAGTACAGCGGAACACGCGAGTTTCCCCAGTACAGATTGATGTTCAGAATATCAATCGTCTTTGTGCCTTCAGGCAAACCAGAGAAGTCTATTGTCTCGACGTTGTAGGGCGCCGTGTACGACTGCAAGACGCGATTACACCCAGTATCTCGTACTAAGGTATTTCGTCCGTCGTTTATGTATGAAGTTAGTTCTGCGTCAGTCCAAAAGTTCGCATTAACGTCATGCAGCAAGCGACGGGTATCTGTAATGTAACCCGATAAAGTTTGTGCCATGTTTAACCATTGCTAACTGCAACTTTCGCCGCACCCCGTGCTTTGGGCAAGGGGGCGGCTACTCGTTCCACCACTGGGGCTGACAAGTGGACAGGCTTGGAAGACTCACGGGAGAACGAAAATTGACTCAGTTTTTCCATCGCAAGATGGTAGTCCGTGTTCATTTTCATCCATCCCAGTCTTACAAGATAAGGTTCTTTATCGTCATCACCATAACCAAATATGTGTTTAGCCGCAATCTCCGGAATCTCTAACTCTTTGCTAGGTAGAAATTCATAAACGGTTCCATTGAAAGAATCCGTAAATTTGTTTTCTCCGTTATTGCGAACAAACACTGTGGTCATAGCGAAACAATATCTCCGTAAAGTGAAACATCACAAGTCACGTTTGCGTTTGCAGACACGTTTACATAAAGAAC